GGGGGAGGATCTTTCAATGACTTTAACGGCAGGAATTAATTTAATTAAGCAATTTGAAGGATGTGAATTACATTCTTATCCAGATCCTGGAACTGGTGGAAAACCATATACAATTGGGTGGGGATCTACCAAAGATACTCATGGAAATCCATTTGGATTAGGTGCAACTATTACTCAGGCACAGGCAGATACTTTATTGGAATATACAATAGAGCATGAATATCTTCCTCAACTTGCAAAAATTCCACATTGGAATGAGATGAATGATAATCAAAAAGGAGCACTATTATCTTTTGCTTATAATAATGGTGCTTATTTTATGGAAGATGGTTATCATAATAGCATTGCCAAAGCATTGAAAGAAAAAAGATGGGCAGATGTTCCCAAAGCATTACTTCTTTATGTAAATCCAGGTTCGGCAGTTGAAGTTGGTTTGCGTAAAAGAAGAACCGCAGAAGGAGAACTTTGGAAAAAATGAAAACTTTCAATCAATTTTTATCTGAAGCATCTAGTTGTCAAAAAACTAGTATGGAAGAATTTGAAAAACTTGTTCATAAGTTTCTTCCATATGTTTTGAAAGAATTGAAACTTAAAACAATTCCTCCTCTTCATTTCAAAAATGGAAAGGAAGGACTTCATGTAAAAGATGTTCCTGGAATTACAATTTTAAAAGATTCTGGATTTAGTCAAGTCAAAGGAACATTTGGGCAGACAAGTCAGAAGAATAGAATTGTAGTAAATATTGAAAATAGGCAACCATTAGATGCCTTAAGAACTCTTGGTCATGAATTAGTTCATTATCATCAGCATATTACTGGTGTTCATGGAACTGGCGAAACTGGAAGTCCCACAGAAAATGAAGCAAATGCACGTTCTGCTATTATGATGAGAAACTTTGATTTTTCGCATCCAGATGTTTTTAAAATGCCTCCTCTATGATGATATTTACTTTACTTGCTTCTATTGTCATAGTAGCACCAATTAAACCAAATCCAACATTAACTCCTGGAGTAGCAGATCCTGCTGCAACTATAGAAAAAATTTGCACTCCTGGATATACTGCTACCGTTCGTAATGTTCCAGAGTCAGTTAAAAAACAAGTCTTTGCTGAATATGGAATTGATCCAACATCTGATAAGTTTGAGGTGGATCATTTGATCTCACTTGAACTTGGTGGTAGTAATGATATTAAGAATTTATGGCCTCAGAGTTATACAACTCAACCATTAAATGCCCATCGTAAAGATGTTTTGGAGAATAAACTTCATAGTATGATTTGTTCTAAACAAATTACAATTCAAGAAGCTCAAAAGGCAATTTCAGTTGATTGGGTAGATGCCTATAATAAGTATGTTGGAACTAAATAGTTCTAGCAAATTGTAAAACAAAAATGCAAGCTCAAAAGTCTGCAGAGACTTTGACATTGGGTCAAAAACTTGCTGATCAAATGTCCAATATAGTTGGATCTTGGAAATTTATTATTACTCAGTCAGGTTTTATAGCATTCTGGTTAATACTTAATTTATGTTCTCCAAAAAAACCAGATCCATATCCATTTATGTTTTTGAATATTCTGCTTTCATTTCAAGCAGCATATACAGGACCAGTTCTTTTAATGGCATCTAATCGCCAATCTGAAATTGACCGTAAAAGATCAATTGAAAACTTGGAATTAGATGAAAATGAATACAAACATATTTTAAAAATAACCGAACATCTTGATAATCACTTTCATCAGTTAAATCAAAGAATTGATAATCTTGAAAACAATAAAAAAGATAGTTGAATATTTTAATTTTAGATAAATAACTCGGTTAAATTATTTTTAAGTGAGTCCACCATTATTTTTTTAATACAATGGCTGATTCATCAAATAGAAAAGATAGAGCTATGGGACAGTTAATTCGTGTTGCAATTTTGAGTTGGTCTGCCGCTCTCTTGACTGCTAGTTATGCAGGTCTTCTTGCTAAAATGGATCCAACTTTCATTGCGACGGTATTTACTGCTTCTGCTGCAACCTTTGGTATTAATACACTGAAGAATGACAAGGAAGATGCCAAACGAGATCCCGAACCTGCAATCACCGCAGTTGAACCAACTCCAGAACTTACCGAACCAACAGTTGAACCAGTTGCAACAACTGAATCAACCGAAGGTTGCCCAACCTGTGGTTCAGAGACTGGAACCACCGATACTTCCGTACCTGTCGGAAGGGTCTGATAGGTTACCTTCAAAACCCGTTGTAAGCGGTCTGGAACGTCCTGTAGTGAACGTTCCAGACCCATCCTTGTCTTATCCCGTTTTATCTGTTCCAACGCAGGAGGAGTTTGATGCTGCCGTAAAAGCAGATCAACAAAAGAAAGAAAAGGAACAGGAAGAAAAATCAAGAGGACTTCCTGATAGTAAACCAGTAGTTCCGCAAATACAAGCACCAATACCTCAACAGGGAAAAGAAAATAATTCATTAGTAACTCAATCCACAACACCCGACCTTGGAGTTCCACAAATTCAAGTTCCATTTGTTGGACCTGTTCCAGTTCCTCCAAAAGAACAAGTGATGCTTGCTGGAACAACTGCAACTGCTTCTGTTGCTGCAGCAATTGTTGGTAAATCTTTTGTGGAATGGATGATTAAAAAATTCAAACCAGTAGTAGAAAGATTATATGCTCAAGCAAAGAAAATGATGAATAAGGACTTAACTGATTATGAGTTACAATTATTCTTTGCTTTTGAGAAACAAGTTCAGATGAAAAAGGTTGCTAAACTTCTGAAGAAAGAACAGAAACAAGAAAAGTTACGTCAGTATAAAGAGGCACAATCTAAAAAATCTTGAAGTCCTTGATTGGTGATTTTGGTAATGGTAAGTTCTTCAACAAATCATTCATCTTGTGTTCTACGATTTGATCAATCAGTTTCTCTGGATTGTTGATCATATCTTCTGCTTTCTTATAAGTCATATAAGCACCGATTGCCAAACCTAAAGTTACAGTCAAACTTAATGCCGATAAAATTAATGAGAGTTCTTTCATTCTTTAGTCTCCAAATATGCTAGTCGTAGTATATAGTAAATGCACCAAGCAGTTCCTAATAATCCTATCCCAAGTAAAATATTAACACTCCAAACTACATTATTCATCTTCCTTCTTGTTTATGTATCCAAACTTTTAAATCTTTAACATATTTTCTTAATATTTCTGCTTGTGATAAATGCCAATCATCTCCTGTTTTAATGTATTGCCTTATGTGTTCATCAACAGCATCAAGGCACTTTTTAATTACAGGATTCCAAGGTTCCCGAATAGGAGTATTCCACTCTCTTGGCATAAATCCTCATTTTTTCTTGCCACCATTCTTTGCCTTCTTGGCAGTTGCATTCCCTTGGTTTTGCTTAGAGGTTTTTTGTCCTCCAGCAGAACCTTTCTTACCTTTATTTGCCGACTTGGACATTTGATTGTTGCGGTAACTTATTATTTATTGAATTTACTGGATCAATTGTTACAATTTTTGGTGGTTGTATGATAATATCCGCACAAATTTTGGCATAAGGACTATTGGGATGAAAATCAACTCCAGATTTTTTTGCTTCTCCACACTTGATCAGTCTTACAAGTTCAAAATCTAAACGTGCCTTTGCAGCTTCTGCATCTTGTCTTTCTATTTCTGTCCTTACTCTTTGTTTGCAGAGTTCTTGTAATGAACCATCAAGAGGAAAATTAAATCCCATTGAAAATCCAAAGTTCCCATTATAAGTTTGGAATGATGCTGGATCTTTACTATAATTTGTATTTCCCAAAACAAACGGGGAGACACTCATCGTCGGACCTTGACAGGAGACTCCATTACCATAAGTATTTGTAGCATAAGGACCTTGAAGCACCTGAACTGCCTGATTGGTTACATTGCCAGTCGCAGATGCTTGAGGTCCTGCTATGTTTGTATTACTTGGTGCAGTCTGGGCGATTGCTGACCCAGATAACATTATTGTGTAAATACAGAGACTGAGTTTGTGGTAGAGTCTTCTGTAGTTTTTCTGTCTATCCATGTCTCTTTACTCATGCCAGGTGTCAGTGATGTTTCACTAAACTGGAATGCAGCACCTTGATTATAAATGGAATAGTTTGCTCCTGGTTGTGGTGTTCCAGGAACATTAATATTCGTACCAGTTACAGTATAAGAATTTCCAGTAGAATATTCTATTTGGTGAATGTTCTCAATAACTTCAGTGTGTGTTTTTGTTTCTGCTGTAATGGTTCCACTTGTAAAATTAGGAACCACGGGAACCGCTAGGGCAGACGATGAAGAAAACCCTAGCAGAAATAAACCTGCTAGGAGTTTTTTCATTTGAATACAGATAACTCAACTGTTCGTTGTGCGGTTGCAGTAGTTCCAGGACCACCAGCAGTAACAGTAGGAACACCAGTTGGTGAGAGAGTTCCTGCAAGAGAACCTGCAGAACCACCTAACTGAGTAGTAGAATCCCCATAAAGGTTGGGAGAAGCAATAGTTCCACCAGAGACCGACTGAGTGGTGACTGCTGTATCAGCAGCTCTTGAAGTTTCTGAAAAACTAAATGCTTGACCCGCAGTATTGACATCATAAGAACCAGCAGTTCCAACACCACCGAAAGTATTTGCTTTGATATTTGTACCAGAGACTGAGTATTCTCCTCCAAGTCTCACGGATTGTACCGCAGCACCCTGAACGCCTAATTGTACGGAATCAGTAATTTTATTTGTAATATCACCAGCAAAAGCAGGAGTAACTAAGAATAACGAAAAGACAAATGCTAATCTTTTCATTTTTCTAAAAGTATAGGCTACTTTATTTATGGAATATAAGTTACAAGAGTTGTTGATAAGTTTCCACTATCATCTACATTAAGTTTAAATTTGGTTCCATTTGGTGAAACTAATACTACCGTAGAAACTCCAATGGTAACTCTACCAACACCATCAGGTCCGGTAGAAGTAATGTTATCACCAAAGTTTAGTTCTCTTGCAACACCTAGTCTCACGTTATTATCAAGAACTTCAAGTCCACCAACGACTGCAGTTACGTTGGTAAGTTGAGAACCATCACCAACAAATTGAGTTGCAGTCACAACTCCAGTTGAAGTGATATTTCTGACTTGTATATGTTCCGTGGTTGTAATTCCTGTATTTGAAGAACCACTGATATTAATAATAGGACTTCCTGTTAGATTTCTTGCAACTGTAGATATTCCTGCAGTACTTGCATAACTTGTTACTGTATTCCCATCTCCAAAAGTATTATAAATTTCTTGGAAGTTACTATTAATCTTCCCCATTGCAATTCTTAATGGATCACCCTGTCCATCATTTGGATTATTACCTGTATTGATGCCCAGTCTAGACATTAAGATTCCTCATTATATCCCTATTTTTATATTTATTTGTTCTTATAAGTATTAGTAGAATGGTGCAGAACAATGCAATTCAATTTTAATTTTGGCAAGAAGAAACCAACAATTATACAGTATGCAATTATAGGAACAGTTCTTACCGGTATTATATCATCTTTTGCTGCCTGCACCAAGTTAAACGAAAACCAGATTTGGGACTTGTTAGATGAGATCCAAAGAGTATTCCATATTAGTATCCTCAATGATTTTATTATCACGGACCCTGAAAAATTGGATAGAAGAATCAAAAGAGATGTAGATAGAGCTATAGAGAATGTCACACCAGAATATAATCGCATCATAGAAAATGCAGATAGAAAATACAAACCGAAATATATGGATTTGGAGAATGATGAGACTTTATGTTATTCGGAGGATTGCAAACAACTTGCACCACCAATGAGAATGTGTTCTCCAGTTTTTGAAGGAAGTGATTGTTATCTGAAACCTGAGGATAAATAAATAACAATATAAACGTACTTTTGCTGCAATAAAATGAGAGACAAAGACATTCGTGGTATTATGGAGGCTTATGATAAAGTATATGATCAAGAAAACGTTTTAAGTGAAGCTAATCCTCCTCAAAATGATTTGGGAGCTAGAACTGGAAGAGCCTTAGCAAATACGGCTAGTGATTTGGTTTCTGGAACTGCCCAAGCTTTAGGTGGAAATTTTAAGAATCCAGCAAGCGCAAGACAATCTCAAAGATGGCAAAATATTGGAAAATTTATTACAACTGGACAAATGCCTGGTTCCTCAAATACTGGTGCCGCAAAACCCACTACAAAACCAGCAATAGAAACTCCAGCACAACGAGAAGCAAGAATATCAAAATCACAAGATGCTGCAATTGCTGCAGCAGATAAAGCAGAAGCACAGCAAAGACAAGGTTCTGGGGGAGGAACAAATGCAGCAAGACCAACACCACCATCAGCACAAGCAGCATCTGGTCCAGTTCTTTCAAAGTTAAATGGAGTAGAAGGAACAGGAGTTGGTGCTAATTTTAAACCAAGAGCATTTACTGATGCAGAGAAGTCCCGTTATGCAGCTCTTGCTGCAAAGAATGCTCCTACATCGTCTTCTACACAAACCGCTGCTCCAAAAGCTGCTGCTCCTCAACCAGCAATTGGAACTTTGGGTAGTACAAAATATCAAATTAGAACTCCAACATCTGCGGAGTTACAAGCAGCACAAACAGCAAGAAATCAAGGAGCATCACCAGAACAAGCACTTCAAGCAGCACAAAAAACTAATATTCCTACAACTGGACCAACTCCTGCAATTCCAGATATAAAGAGTGTGAACGCAGATTTAACAAAAGCAAACGCTAATATAAATAAACCCGCACCTGCAGGAACTGCACTTGCAAAATATCAAGCATCAAATCCAGTAAAAACAGCACCTACACCTACTCAAGTAGCAGGTGCTTCTCAAGGAATTGTACCCGCAACTCAAACAACGAATCAAATGAAAAAACAACAACTACAACAATCACATCTAGATCTCTTTGATCTAGTTGTCGGACATCTTCTAGATGAAGGTTATGCAGAGACTGAAGAAGCTGCAATCGTCATGATGGCAAATATGAGCGAAGAGTGGAGAGATTCCGTTCTTGAAAGTTATGGTGTTGATATTCAAGAAACCAAAAAGTGGATTCAACAAGCAATCAAACATCCCGGTGCTCTCCATAGAAAACTTCATGTTCCTCAAGGAGAAAAGATTCCTGCAGGGAAACTTGCTGCTGCTGCAAAGAAAGGCGGTAAATTGGGTCAAGAAGCAAGATTGGCAAAAACTCTTAAGGGTTTTCATGAATCCAAAGGTGATGGAAACTTAGCAAACAACTATCCTCCATATGATAAAGTAACTAGAGGAGATATCATTGCTGGTGCTCTTGGTCAGGATCAAATGGGTGGAAAAAATAAAACAAACAAAACAAAAAAATCAAAAAAAGGTTGATAAGAATCTAACATAATACTCAGGGGGTTGACTAACCCCCTTTTTTGTGACTATAATAACTCTGTGGGGTTTCAAAGATAAATAGGTCTTTGAGTCTTAAAGAGCTTTATGAGCTATGAGAACCCTTGGATATACCTTGGAGAAGTTTTTGAGTCTGATCATATTCAAGATCACTTTGGTTTTGTTTATCGTATTGACTGTGATACAACTGGTCGGAGCTACCTTGGTAGAAAATATTTCTGGAGTTTCCGCAAGAAAAAGGGCGCTAGTAGAAGAAGTAAATCGGAGTCTGATTGGAAAAAGTATTACGGATCCTGTCCAGAGCTCAAAGAAGATATAAAGAAATATGGAAAAGATAAGTTCAAAAGATATATAATTTCTCTGCATGATACAGTAGGACAAACAAACTATGCAGAGACCCGTCAATTGTTTTTAAATGATGTGTTGACCGAATCCCTTGACAACGGAGAACCTAAGTACTACAATAGCAATGTTCTTGGTCGTTATTACAGGAAGGATTACTTTCATGGAAAACCAACTGACTAATGTTGATTTAAAAGACAGTATCATTGACCGAATTCATTATCTTTCAGAGATGGGAGATTATATGAGTGCTTGTGCAATTTATAGTGAATTTAGAGAAGCGATCTTGAATAAACATGTAGGTGATAGTCACAAAACTAAATAATCACTTATCATGCACTAGATCATGAGATCTTGATGTGACACTAGAGCCGTGGAAAGTGCCCACCGAGAGGTGGGTATACCCCCTTTCTATACGGATGCCGAATTCTATTAAACTTAATGCTAAACTACTTTACAACTGTAGCCGTTTCTACTTTAGCAACGGTTGCAACGCAAGCAGCAACACTGCCCGAGTTTAAGATGCAAGGACCTCCTCCTCCAGTACCTTACAGTATTATTCAAGAGGAACCTTCAGTAAAAACAAAGACAGCGCCTGAACAGGTTGCTCCCGTTAAAAAAGAAAAAACGCTTATTTGTAAGGGGTGTAATGAAAAAGAAAATGTTGCCCTGAAGTATTTTCAGGACATTGGAATTAAAGACAGAAACGCCCTTGCTACTATTCTAGGTAACATTAAGCAAGAATCTAAATTCACGCCTAATGTTTGTGAAGGTGGTAGCAGAACCTCATATCATAATTGCTACGGCGGTTATGGTTTGATTCAGTGGACATCTGCCAATCGTTATTATGGATTGGGTGAATTTGCTAGAAAATATGGTGGTTCGCCATCATCCATTGAAACACAACTTCGTTATCTTACAAGTGAAGTCCAATGGAAAAGGATTGAGGAGAAAATGAAAACTCCAGGTCGATCAATCTATTCTTATATGGACGATGCTTATGACTGGATTGGTTGGGGGTATCATGGTGCTCGTACATCATATGCCTATGATTATGCTTCTAAACTAATCTCAGTAGAAGTTTAAAATTGTGAGACTGGGGGACTTGACGGTCCCCCTTCTTGTTTGGTATAATACTCTCATAGGCGGCGGAGGTCCAAACTCTGTGTAAGTCCTGCCCCTCCCATGCCTCTCATAGAAGCACAAACAGGGAGGTCTCTTGTTTCGGTAGCTCAGTTGGATAGAGCATCTGCCTTCTAAGCAGTTGGTCACAGGTTCAAGTCCTGTCCGAAACGTTTGATAAAATAAATACTTAAAAAGTATTTAAAAATGACCGTTCAGAGAATCGTCAAGAAGAATATTGGGTCATTTGATCCCACAACTTATGTTGGAAATCCTAAAGATATTTGGTTAGATGACACTGTTCCAACTCTAAAGATATCAGATGGATCTACTCCGGGTGGTGTCTTACTTGGATTGCCTAGTATTTTGAATTTGAATCAA